ATTAAACGTAAAAATGGTGGACCAATTAAACCTAGAGGTGTTGGTGCAGCAATTAAAGGATTTAAAAAATAAGGAGAGTAAAATGAAAGCAATGAAAGTATTTGGAAGAACAGGAGCAGGTATAGTTAATTATCCTAAAATAGATGCAGTAGCTAAACCTACTGGACAAGGTTATGGTGCAGCAAGAAAAGGACCTGCAGTTCAAGGACAAATCGAAGCTCAAGTTAAAGAAGAGCCTAGAGAATATAAAACTCAAGGAGAATAACTAATGGTTTCAAAAATAATTAAAGAAGGTATTAAAGCTGTAGTAAAACGTGGTCGTAAATCTAAAAGAGGTAGACCTAAAAAGAAAGTTGAAACTCCAGTAGTTACTAAGAAAAAACAAGACCCTTTTAAAATTAAAAAACAAAAAGGTGAAAGTGCTGAAGCTTTTAAAAAAAGAAAAGCAGCTATAAATAAATTAAGAAAACAACAAGAAAAAGAAATGGCTAAAGAGATGGGAACAAAAAAACCATCTGAAAAAGGTAGAACTGAAAAGTCTATGATTAAACCTCCTTTAAAAAAAGAAATGTCTAAAGCTAGAAGAAGAAGATTAGTTATGCAAAGATTAATGGGAACTAATCCTAAAACAGGTGAAAGTAAAGATATAGGTAGAATGGGTTTTCCTATTTCAGAAACTATGAGAGATTTAGGTTATACTGGTAGTAGAAAAGGTGGTTTAGATTTAACTGAAGAACAACTAAGAAATATGGGTTTTCAAATTAAAAAAGCAGGTGGTGCATTAAAAGATATACCTGCAGAAAATAAAGGATTACCTAATTTACCAACTGCTGTTAGAAATAAAATGGGATTTAAAAAAATGGGTGGTAGAGTTCAAAAAAGAGCAGGTGGTGGAATGGCACTTAGAGGTTTAGGAGCTACAAGAAAAAAATAATGCCTAGAAAAAAAATAAAAGGTAAAGGCATGAAAGGCATGTCTATTAAAAGTGGAGATAAAAGACCCACTAAACAAGGTGCAGGATTAACAGCTAAAGGTGTAGCTAAATATAGAAGACAAAATCCTGGAAGTAAATTACAAACTGCTGTTACTGAAAAGAAACCAACAGGTAAAAGAGCAGCAAGAAGAAAAAGTTTTTGTGCTAGGTCTGCAGGACAAATGAAAAAGTTTCCTAAAGCAGCTAAGAATCCTAACTCAAGATTAAGACAAGCAAGACGTAGATGGAGGTGCTAACTGTCATATTTAATAAGTAATATTCCCCATTTTAAATGTTGGGTAAGAAAAGAATTTACACATAACCACATAGATTATCATGGAGAATATTTGCATGGACTAGCGATAGCAGTCAATACAATACCAGATAGATGTTTAAGTTTTCAAGTAGTTTTTACTGGAATAGATGAAGAAGAAAATATACATGGAGGTGCAATGTGGGCAAGAATGCCAATAACAAGTTTAATAGCAGACGAAGTTTTAGAAGAGATGCCAGAAAGAATGGATACACATTTAGCACAACCTTGGGATTGTTCCTCAAGAGGACATTCCATAATAGTAATGGATAGAATAAGCTCAAGTCCTTGGATGTGTAAAATAGGTGGTGAGTTTTATAAAGGAAGATATATGTTTACAGTAGATTACACAGATAGTTATATTAGTGATGACCCTGCACAACATAAACAAAGTCACGTACTGCAACTTATAGATGCAGATAAATGGACAGGTAATATCGTGGCATTACCTAACAATAGAGTTAGGGTAACTAATCCTGCTCTTTGGGTAACTGGTGAAGGTGCTCCAGACTTTGCACCAAGTCAGTATATTCATTCAGCAGAAATACATGATAGTTATACAGACCCTGATATTACTTTTAACAATCTTTATGCAAGAGGAAAAAATGAAAAAAACTAAGTATATGAAAAAAGGTGGTGGAACTGTTAAGAAAACTAAATATATGAAAAAGGGTTCTGGCAGTAAAACTGTAGGTGGACAATCTAAAACACCAATGTTTATACCAAGAAAAGGTGGTGGTAAAACTACTAAGTATATGAAAAAAGGTGGTATGCTAAAACGAATGGGTGGTGGCATGACTAAAAAAACTAAATATATGTCTAAAGGTGGAGCCATGAAAAAGACAAAGTATATGTCTAAAGGTGGAGCATTAAGACGTAAATCTGGTGGTAGAACAAGATAATGGCTATTAGAAAAAGAAAAACTACAAAGAAAAAAAGTGGAGCTAAACCTACTAATCCTTCTTTATATGCTAGAGTAAAAGCAGAAGCTAAAAGAAAGTTTGATGTATATCCTTCTGCTTATGCTAATGCATGGTTAGTACGTACTTATAAAAAACGTGGTGGTGGATATAGGAGTTCATAATGGCTAAACCTAAAGGTGGACTTACAGCATGGTTTGGTAAAGGACCTAAAGGTGATTGGGTAGATATAGGAGCACCCAAGAAAAAAGGTAAGTTTCAATCTTGTGGTAGAAAATCTACAAAAGGAAGTAAAAGAAAATATCCTAAATGTGTACCAAGAGCTACTGCTAATAGAATGAGTAAATCTCAAATAACAAGTGCAGTAAAAAGAAAAAGAATGAAAGCACAAGGTGTAGGTGGAAAACCTACAATGGTAAGAACATTTAAAAAAAGAAAGAAGATAAGAAGAAAAACATAATCGTTTGACTCTATGAGTTGGAAGTAAGCATTGACTGAAGAAACGCACTAACTTTAATTAGGAGGTGTTATGGATAATCAAACATTATACATTTTTAAAAAACAAATACGAGAATATAATATGGTTAAACAATTAAGAAAATTACCTGGACAGTTAAGAAAGGCTTCTAAACTTCATAGAGGTCAAGCTAAAATAATTGAAAATTATGTGAGAAAAAATGCAAAAAAGAAAAGACCCAAAAGTAGGAACAGGAAAAAAGCCTAAAGGTTCTGGTCGTAGATTATACACAGACGAGAATCCTAAAGATACAATTAGAATTAAATATGCAACTGTAGCAGATGCAAAAAAAACAATAGCTAAAGTTAAAAGAATAAATAAACCTTATGCTAGAAAAATACAAATACTAACTGTATTAGAACAAAGAGCAAAGTTTGGTGGTAAACCAGAGCAATCAAGGTTAGCAAAAGCAGCTAAAAAACAATTAAAGGAAAAACATAAAAAATATGGCTAGGTCAGGAACATACGATTTTAATTTAGATATTGATGAAGTAATTCAAGAAGCTTCTGAAATGATAGGTGGTGAGCAGACTCTTGGTCATACACCTCAATCAGCACGTAGGTCTATAAATTTATTATTAAATGATTGGCAAAATAGAGGAGTATTATTATGGTCAACATTTACAACTGTAGTAACTGTGCAATCAAGTGTAACAAGTTATGAATTAGAAAACTCAGTCAATGATGCTTTAATAGTTACAACTAGAACAAGTACAGGAGCTTCAGAAACACAATTAGAAAGAATATCATTTGAAGAATTTAATGTTTTACCTAATAAATTTCAAACAGGAAGAGCAACGCAGTATGCTATAAAAAGAAATGTAGATAATCCTACATTATTTTTATATCCTACTCCACAAAATTCAACAGACCTTTTAACTATAGAAGGTATAAGACAATTAGAAGATGTAAATAAATCTGCAGGACAAAATGCAGATATACCAAAAAGATTTTTACCTTGTTTAACATATGGACTAGCTTATTATCTTTCTCAAAAAAGACCAGGTATACCTATGGATAGAATTAGTATGTTAAAAACAAGTTATGAAGAAACATTAAAAAGAGCAATGGAAGAAGATAAAGAAAGAGCAAGTATTTATTTTAAACCTAAATTAGGATATGTATAATGGCTAGACGTAACTTTCCAAAAGCAAAAGCAATGTGTGATGTTTGTGGATTTGTATATCCTATGAGAGTTATGAAATTAAATAGTTATAATATGTTAGTATGCCCTCAAGACTTTGAAGGTAATTTTGATTTAAAAAATCATCCACAAAATAAAGCACCAGATACTAGAGAAGATATAGCAGTTCGTAATGCAAGACCTGATACAACAGGTCGAAGTCTAACGTGGGAAAGTTCTAATTTTACTTGGGATGATACAACTAAAGCGAGGTGGTGGCAAACAGTATGAGTACATTAACAGGAAAATTAGTATCTAATAGTTACAAACAACTTCTTAAAATGGCAGTATCTGCTAATGAAGGTGTTAGTGCAAGTTTAATAAATGTTCAAACAGGTGATGGAGTTAATACTGCATTACAAGTAGCAACAAGTCAAGTATTAGTTGCAGGTAAATTTGGTGTATCAGATGATATGTCTGTATCTGGTAATTTACAACTTACTGGAAAAGTTTGTGCATCATCTTATTTTGGAGATGGTTCTAACTTATCTGGAGTAACTGCAACAATAGAAGGTAATATATCTGTATCTAATGCTATAGTAGGAGGTACATTAAATGTAGGAGGAACAGCAACAATAACAGGTGCTGTAATGGTATCTGGTGGACAAATAGATATAAAAAATACAGGCACACAATCAAATATAAGATTATATTGTGAATCTTCTAATGCTCATTATGCAGCTTTACAAGCACCTCCACACTCTTCTTTTAGTGGTAATTTAACTATAACATTACCAACAAGTTCTGCAACACTTGTAGGAACATCTACTACTGATACTTTAACTAATAAAACTTTTGGAGATAAGGTAGAGTTTGATAATGATGTATGTATAAGTGGAGATGCACATATTGGAGGTACAGCTACAATTGCAGGTAATGCTTCTATAGGTGGAACATTATCAGTAGGAGGAGCTACTCATTTAGCAAGTACATTAACAGTAGCAGGCAATACTACAATAACAGGTACATTAGGTGTAGGAGGTAATGCTACTTTTGCAGAAAAAGTTTGTGCTTCAGCATTTTTTGGTGATGGTACAAATATTACAGGTATACCTATTTCAGGTAATATATCAGTT